GCCGACCCCGCGACCGACGCCACCGTCATCCTAGTGCCGAACCAGGTACTGATCGAGGGGATCGTCGCTTACATGCTGGCCGAGCGGGGAGACGACAACGGCGTCTCGGTGCAGACACAGCAGGCCATGTACACCGACATGCTGGCCGGCGCAGTTGCCGCAGAAATCGGGCAGGATAGCTCGGAAGCGGACTGGAACCCGAGCTAGCGCATGGCGTCCCTTCGCTCCAAAACCATCAAGTATCCGGGCGCGTATGGCCTGAATACGGTTGAGGACACGCTGACCGACGAGGCAACCCGGTTCGGGCTGGAAGTCACGAACGGCGTCGTCGATAGCGCGGGAAAGCTGGTGTCACGCAAAGATTTTATCTTGATGACGACCGGCTTCAGCAACACGGTCAAAGCGATGTTCGTGTGGCGCCAAAAGAGCGGCGCGGAAGTGATCCTGTCAGCCGCCGGTAGCAGCGTGTATAGCGGCACGACGACACTGACCCCCCGCTGGCTCGGGGCCAGCAATCTGAACGTGCAATTTGCCGCCCTTGGGAGCAACGTGTTCATGGCGGGGGTTGGACTCGCGCTTACCGCGATGTCGGAAGACCTGGTTACTTTTCCAACGATCGGCGCTGTTGGATCGAATTTCTTTAGCACGGCGGTTGTGCTTTCCGCGTACGGGCGCATATGGGCCGCGTCGGATAGCACCTCCAACAACCATCACACTATTTGGTGGTCAAACCTACTGGACGGCACCGCGTTTAACACCGGAGACGCAGGCAACATAGACCTTCGAGAAGCCTGGCCTAAAGGGCAAGACTCCGTCATGGCCCTCGCGGCAGCGTTCGGGCGGCTGTTCGTATTTGGCCGTAAAAGTATTCTGCTCTACACGCTGCCTGCCGACAACAATCCGGCAAACATGGTGCTGACAGACGCGGTGGAAGATTTAGGGTGTATTGCGCGGGATAGTGTTCAAGTCACCGACACCGGCATCTATTTCCTGAGCGACAACGGCATCTACCGCATCGACAAGTTCGGGCAAACCACGTCGGTAATGACGACGGGGCAGACCTCGATGCTGTACAACGACGACGTGCTGGCGCAGATTGCGGCTGAGACGGCAACCAATATACGGTCGGGGTTCTACCCCACCGAAGGCTATTACGTCCTGTCGTTCCCGACGCCGAACGTGGCTTTCTGCGTCCACACGCGGAAACTCGTCCCAGTCGTCGAGCGCCCGGTCGCAACGCGGTGGACCAACGCGGGCCGCCCGTTCTACGCCTTTGCGTTCGACAAGAACGGAGTCTGGTACAGCGGTGGCGTCAACGGCGTCCACCAGTACTCCGGCTACACGCCCGACGGTGCCAGTAATGCCTACACGCTCACCTGGACCGGGCAGTGGAACCCGTTCGAGGACGAGTCCCGCGAGAAGCACGCGAAGCACGGAACGCTCGTCATCAAGGCGGCGTCGGGCCAAACCGGCACCTTCAATTGGAAGATGAACTACGTTTCCGGCACGACCCGGAGCGTTGTCCTCACATGCAGCGCCGCGGAGTTTGCCGAGAACCCGGGACTCGGGAACGTGTCGTTCCCGCTCGGCGGGTCGTTCCTCGTCATTCAGCCGAGCGTGTCGTTTGTGATTAACGGCAGCGCGGTGGCAATCCACCAACTCAGACTTTACGCCACCCCTGGCGCAGTGAAATACGGATAACAAGGAAGCACATGTCAGACTCAGAAGACGGCGGGTCGAACTCCCCACTGCGATTCCAGCCCGGGGGTTCGCTCTACACACCGCCTCCGGCCCCGCCCGCAGTAGTCGCGGCGGTTACTGCCGCGCTCGGTGCGGGTGCGCCCGCAGCAGTTGTCGCGGCAGTCGCCGCGGCGGCGCAGGCGATGGTTGCCAACGGGCAAGCGAACTCCATCGGGGACGCTATCCGCAAGCTGCAAGACGAGCAGGGCGGGGTGTCGGGAATGTTTTCCGGCTCTAGCCTCGGCATGTTCAAGCCGGGCAGCGGCATGGACGACAACGAAGGTGGTTTCGGCTCCGCGACTCGCTCGATAAATCCGGCGTCCCCGGCAGCATGGGGCCAGACGGCCAAGCAGTTGCTACAACGCGGGCTGGACCCGTCGTTGCTGGAAGCCTATCAGTTGATGGTGGAACTGCAAGTGGCGAACCCGGACGACCCCGACGCGCAGATGATCGAGTCCTACATCCGCAGCCAGCCGTCGTGGGCTACGGTTATGAGCAATGCCGATCAGCATGCCCGCGGCGGCGCGCTCGGCATGTTCCAGAAGGATATGTCGTGGCTGTCAAATCCGCTCGGGAACGCGAAGATAGACCAACTCGAACGTGGCGCCGCCAACACCGTTGACGACAACTTCGAGGCAATTACCCTTGCCCTGCTGGCGTACATGACCGGTGGCGCGGCGTCAGGGTTGGCTGCTGGCGCGGGCTCGACGACCGCAGGGGCAGTCGGCGGCGCAGTTGCGGGCGCACAAACAACGGCCCTACAGGGTGGCGACGAGAAAGACGTGCTGAAGGGCGGCGCCCTTGGCGCGCTCGGCGGCGCTGCGGGGGGCTCGATGGGAGTTGATGCGACTCCTGCACAGCGCGCTGCCGCTGGCGCGGGAACCGGAGTCGCCAAAACCGCCCTGACTGGTGGCTCGGGTAACGATTATTTGCAATCGGCAGCGCGCGGTGCGGTTTCGGGCGCGGCCGGTGGCGGCCCCAAGGGAATGCTGCCGGTCGATGGGCCTGACTTCGGCGCGGACGCTACCCTGTCCCCGCAAGCGGAACTAGACGCCTTCATGGGCTCGCTGAAAGAAACAATGAGCGTGCCGCCGACGGTGAATATGTTCGGGCCGAGCAGCTATATGTCACAGCCCGGGTTCATGGGCGCCAAATCACCCGACGCGGCATTGGCCGGTACAACGTCTCCCGTCTCGGCTGATCTAGCCGAGGGGACAACCTATGTGCCGGATAGCAGCGGAGCACCCGCGGCGGCAAAAGAACCCGCCGTCTCCGACAAGGACATCCAACGCTACGCGAAAGCCGCGCAGACGGTAGACAAGATTTACCAGACCCTGTTCCCCGACACGAAAGGCGTGCAGGGCTTCGCGCCACCCGAGCGGCAGGAAGGCCAAACCGACGAGGAATATTTTGGTGATGTCGGCAACGCGGCTATCGACTACCTCGGTCTCGACCCAGCAACAATGCGCGAGGCGGGCCTTATCCCGGGCACGCCACAATACCTCGACTACATTCTGGAACAGGCCGACGCCATCATCGAACAGGTCTTCGACGACCCCGGTGCGCTGGATGGCCAATCTCCCGAGGACATCAAGGCCGCTCTGCGGGATTTGAACGAACGCGATGCGCAGCAATTAATCCGCGCACTGCATGTGCGTGGCGCGCTCGGGAGTATGACGACTGCGCCGTCAGCGACTGACCCTTTCACCGGCATTGACGAAGAACTCGGGATGCTCCCGGGCGATAAGGTGAAAGGGCCGGAAGCAGCCCGACAACGCGGGCTGGCCCGCTCGATCGAAGGCTTGGCGGGCGGCGACCGCTCCGCACTCGACGGTCTGTTCGGCCGCAAGGCTGACTTGTTCGGCATGCAGGAAAGCGCCGATCAGCGCGCAGCGCAAGCACGCCTCGCCGAAATCGAGGAAGAAGAACGGAAACGCCGCAAGCAACGCAAGGCATAAGGAACAGACATGGCTTCATTTTGGGATACGATGGGTCCGGGCCTGATACAAGGCGGGCTTGGCCTGTACGGGGCTAACCGCCAATCGCAGCAAGCGGAAGATCGCCTGCGCCGCGCGCAGGGTCCGCTCTACGATCAGCAGCAACGGCTGGCCGGCGACTCGTTGAACCTCGCGCAAAACATGGACCCGAAGGCAATGGCCGCCGAGCGGTTTGCCACGCAGCAGGCACTGGTCGCGCCGGGCAACGAGGCTGCGCGCTTGGAACTCATGCGGAAGTTGCAAAAACAGGGACTGCTTGGCGCAGCATCGTTCGCGCCCGTAGCGGGTACAGTCGCTACACCGGGCGTTCCGATCAACCCGCAGATGGCGGCGCTGTTCGCCGCGCAGGAAGGCGCGAAGGCGCAAGCGTCGTACGGGTCGCTGAAAGAGGGCAACGATTACCTCTCGCAATTACTCGGCAATGCCGGGATGCTGCAACGTGGCGCGCAGGACGCGCGCTCGACGGGACAGCGGGCAATGGACCAAATTCCGAGGAAAGTTTCGGTCATGGACCAGGTAGTGAAACAGGGCGGGAACATCCTGAAGGACAAGCAGGGGCGCGACGCCATTCTGGCCGCCATCAAGAGCGCGCCGGAGTTCGTGCGCAATCTGCCGACCTCCATCCCCGGCATGTTTGGTGATCTGTCCGAGTGGCTAAACCCCTCGGGCCTTAGCGATACCGACTGGGGATTCTAAAAATGGGCCTTTTTGACGGAAAAGACGAAGACCTGGAAGACGCATACCGCTACACGCGGTTGCAGCCGCACGAACAGATTGCGTTCGAGCAGCGCCAAAATGAGCAGAACCTCGGCGCGGGCGTGCAAAGCGTTCTGCGCGGTGCGCTCGGTTTGCCGCAAGCGCAAAGCCAAAGCCGCGGTCAGGCGGGGGTTGAACTGCGCGAACTCGTGCAGAAGGTCGCCCCCGGCACGGTCGAGTTCTACACGGCTGGTATCGACATCCTGCGCAAGCACGGGCTAGTCGGAGAAGCCGAGGAAATGGCCAAGAAAATACGCGACCTCGAAATCGGTCGGGGGGAGCGAGACAGCGCCACCATGAAGTTACAGCGGGACAAAGACCAGTTGCTCAAACGCCCCGACGCGGATTCTCCTAACGTCAAGGCGGCTATCGCTGCGATCGACCGCCAATTGGATGCGGCCGGAAAAGAGAAGGAAGGCTCTCCGCCGGCAGACCCCGAGTGGATCAAGCTGCTCAACGCTTACGAGCAAGCGGTCGAGGCAGGGCAGGGTGACCGCGCCGAGCGCATCAAAGAATTCATGGACGCCTACAAGGCGCAGAAGGAAAAGGCGGGCCAACCGACCGGCAACCCAACGCTGGACTACCGCAAAGAGCGGGACGAGAAGAAGGACGCCGAGGCGAAAGTGGGCATTATCAGCGCGCTGCAAGGGCTCGGCCGCGCGCTTAACGTCGATATTCAGTCTGCCGAAGCCCTGCTGGCACACCCTGGCCTAAGTAAGATCACAGGTGACTTTGCCGGGGTGACAAGCCGCGTGGGCGGGGCATTCAGTAGGGGCGCCTACTCTCTGCTGCTGAACGTGCATGCGCAGACATTCCTCAACGCGCTGCAAGCGTTGAAGGCAACCTCAAAAACTGGGGCGTCCGGCCTCGGGCAATTGACCGAAAACGAAGGCATAAAGATACAAAACGCGCGTGCTGCGCTGGACCCACAACAGCCGACCGCCCAGTTCAAGAAGATTCTAGCGAACTACATCGGGCAGCTAAAGGCGGCGCGCGACGAGGGTGTTCGGGAACTCAACGGGGCGGGAGCCGCTGTTCCGGCTCCGTTGCCGCCCCTTTTGGAGAATCCGGGGAAGGATGACGCGCCGGGCGGAAAGCCCGCTGGCGGCGCCGCTGCGCGGCGCGCTGCCGATGCGGCTCCCGCGATCCCGGCAGACCTGACGCCGGGAGTGCGTGATCCACGCAGGGGACTGATGGGAACCGAGCCG